GGAGCAAGCCGCACGGCGGTTCGCTATGACTTCCAGGGAGCGTGACTGGGACAGAGATATCAGCATCAAAGAGCCTGACGGGAACCTCTACAAGGTTCCTTTCGTAGGAGAGGATTGGCAGTGACTGGTTTCGAATGGGATCCGAACGACCCGGCGCTGTCCGCCCGTGCCCCGCACGAGGTGGCGGGGATCCTCCGCTGGCATCAAGCGAAAGTGCCTTCGCAGAAGATCATGGAGCTTCTGAAGATGCGAGGCACCCAGTTGATCAAGGACATGGAAGTGGCCAAGTCGAAAGCTGACAGGGCCCGTGCCCTGCACATCCCTGTCCACGACGCACTGATCATTCAAGACAACAGTTAGGGAGGCTTGTGTACACACCCAGGCAGTCGCTGTACATACGCGGGTCGGCCGGCGATCCCCTGCCGTCTGTGTGGAGCTCACTAGACCACAAAGGCACCCAGCTCCGCAGAGGTCAGCTCGCGCTGATCTGCGCCGGACCCGGCACAGGCAAGTCTGCGTTCGTCCTGGCGTACGCGCTGAAGTCGAAAGCCCCTACCCTGTACTTCTCAGCGGACTCAGACGCGTTCACCCAGCTATCACGGTCGGTGTCCATACTGTCAGGGTGGCCGCTGGACAAGTCAACACGCGCCGTCCGCAAAGCGGACCTGGGCGAGGTCGCAGCCGATCTTGACGACATACCGATCAGGTTCAACTACAAGGCTTCACCTTCCCTGGACGTGCTCGAGGAGTCCCTCGAGGCGTACAACGCTTTGTACGAGGACTACCCGGCGCTGATCGTCGTTGACAACGTGACGAACGTCCGGACCGAAGCCGGTGACGGCGACGACCCGTTCTCCGGATTGGAGTCCCTGATGGACTACCTGCACGAGATGGCACGCGAAACCGGCTCTTGCGTCGTTGGGTTGCACCACGTCACCGGGCCCCACAACGACGGCGACAAGCCGATACCGCTGTCCGGAATCAAAGGTCAGATCGGTCGTGTGCCGGAGCTGATCCTGACGTTGCACCGTGTCCCCAACGAGTTCGGACCCGACTACCTGAACGTCTCCACGGTGAAGAACCGTGGCGGCAAGTCGGATCCGTCCGGCCAGGACTTCGCACCGCTGCTCTTTGAGGGAGAGACGATGAGGATCGATGATTTCTCCGGATAACTTGACACCCACCAAGGAGCTGTGACGTGGCCGGCAGGCGGAGGCGTTACCCGCCGAACAACGTTCAAGCCAAACGGAAAGCGTGCATCGACTGCCGCGACGAAGGTATCGACACAAAACGAAAAGCCCCACATCCAGGGCCACGCTGCGCGACTCACCATCGAGCTAGACGTAGAAACCGCTCGACGGCTACGTGGGCCCAACGCATTTACGAAACCTACGGAATCACCGAACACGAGTACTGGGAGATCTATGAGCACCAAGAAGGTTATTGCTTCATATGTCGTAGAGCTAACGGAAAACGAAAACGGCTCTCGGTGGATCACTGCCACGCAACAGGGACAGTCAGAGGTCTTCTTTGCACTGCATGCAACAGAAACGTTATCGGACATCTTAGAGACGATCCGTGCGCTCTCGAGCGAGCTGCTGAGTACCTCCGCCAGCCACCGGCTGTACAGGTGCTAGGGATCAGGATCACACCAGATTGTCGATAGCAGAAGTTATTCAACGCTACTACCCGGATTGGGATGCCCCGCCGGACTACCGCGAGTGGAACCGCTGTTTATGCCCGTTCCACGGCGAGTCCACGCCGTCAGCGGCCGTCAGTTACGACCTCGACGGCTTCAACTGTTTCGCGTGCGACGTTCGCGGGGACGCGATCTCGATCATCCGACACGAAGAGGAGGTGAGTTATGCAGAAGCTAAGCGAATCGCAGAGAGCTTATCTGTGGGATGCCACCAGCCGGTACAGAGAAAGCCTGCCAGGAAGTCCAGCCGCAGAGTATTTGGAGAGCCGGGGGATACCTCCCGCAACACCGTTCGGGCTGGGATACGTAGCAGATCCGCTCCCTGGACATGAGCTGTACCGGGGTTGCCTCGCTATCCCTTACCTCCGCTGGTCGCAGTGGAGGGGATGGTCGGTGGCTTCTATCCGGTTCCGCCGCCTCGACGGCGAGAAGCCGAAGTACATGACCGTGCCCGGGGAGAAGCCGCGCCTGTATAACACGCACGCGCTGACCCGCTACTCGAAGGACATGGCGATCACCGAAGGGGAGATCGACGCGATCTCCGCTGAGCTGGCGGGTGTTCCTGCCGTGGGTGTTCCTGGTGCCCAGATGTGGAAGCCGTTCTTCCGTGAGCTGTTCATGGGTTACCGGAACGTGAACATCCTCGCGGACGGTGATGAGGCAGGTATGGCTTTCGCCCAGCAGGTGGCGAAGTCGCTACCTAACGCACGGATCATCCCTATGCCTGACGGCGAGGATGTCAACTCTCTAGTGAAGTCGCAGGGCAAACATGCCCTGCTGGAAAGGATCTGAATTGATCACCGTTTACACACAGCCCGGTTGCCGGCCGTGCAAGCGGGTGCTGAGGAAGCTTGCGGACGCCAAGCTGATCCACCGTTCGGTCGATGTGACCACAGACCCGGAGGGTATGCGGTTCCTGCGGAGCATCGACGCTAAGTCGGTGCCTGTAGTGGTGGCTGACGGATACGAACCGATTGTCGGGTATCAGCCTGACCTGCTGGCCTACCTGATCGACACGTACTTGGAGGACGAAGATGTTTGAGTTCAACATCAGTGTTTCAGTGGGGTTCCCGTCTTTCGCGAAGCTTGTGGAGACGATCCACGATTACGTGTGGGAAGGCGACGACGATGAGTGACCCAGTCAACCACCCGGCCCATTACGCCGGTTTCAGTAACGGCGCGGAGGTTATCGACATCACGGAGAACCTGTCGTTCAACCTGGGCAACGTGGTGAAGTACGTTGCACGCGCTGGGCGTAAGAGCGACGATCCCATCGAGGATCTGTTGAAGGCGCAGTTCTATCTTCGCCGGGAGATCGGACTGCTGGGTGAACTTCCACCCGGCCTTCACAAGTCCGCTGGCACCTTGTTCGAGGACGCAAGCAAAGAGCTGTGGCGTTGGGCTTGGAGCACAAACGACAATAGCTGGCGCTGGGAGTACCTCGACGGCATCGAGTGGATCCCCGTAGTCGGTGCCCCGTCAGCCACGTACGGCCCGTTCAAGGAGAAGCATGGCTAAGCGCATCGTCGTTATCAGCGACACGCAGATCCCTTTCGATGACCGTCGTGCGGTCAAAGCGGTTGTCAAGTTCGTTGGCGACACCCAGCCGGACGAGGTGGTGCATATCGGTGACCTGATGGATTATCCGTCTCCGTCGCGGTGGACTAAGGGCACCGCTGAGGAGTTCGCCCAGAGGATCAAGCCGGACAGCGAGCAGGCGAAGCGCCGGTTCCTCGAGCCGTTGAGGGCCGTTTACGACGGCCCTGTCGGTGTCCACGAAGGCAACCACGACTCGCGTCCCCGCGAGTACCTGGCGAAGTACGCGCCGGCCCTGGTGGAGTACGAGGAGCAGTTCCGGTTCGAGAACCTGTTGAACTTCGACGGGTTCGGTGTTTCGGTGCTGCCTGAGTTCTACAAGCTGGCACCAGGCTGGATCTCCACCCACGGTCACCGTGGCGGGGTGAGGTTGTCGCAGAGGGCATCTGATACCGCGTACAACGCCATGATGCGTTTCAACACGTCGGTGATTATCGGCCACACGCACCGCCAGGGCATCAAACCTCACACGTTGGGGTACGGCGGCAACCAGAAGGTGTTGTGGTCGATGGAGGTCGGAAATCTGATGAACATGAAGCTTGCGCAGTATCTTAAGGGCGCGACGGCGAACTGGCAGTCAGGTTTCGGATTGCTCACTGTCGAGAACAACCACGTGAAGCCAGAGCTGATTCCTATTGTCGGCGGACGCTTTTCGGTCGACGGCAGAGTTTGGGAGGTCTAAAACTTGACACACACCATGATCAATAAGATTTTTGAGAAGGCCACCCGCAAGGCTTTGGTCGGCTGGGAGTCTGAGATCGACTCGTTAGAGCTGTGCAACGAACTGTGGGTCTGGTATCTGGAAAGCCCATATGTTCAGAAGCAGTTCGAGGAGCTGTCTGAGGCGAAGCTAGTTGGCTTCGCCCGTAGGCAGGCGATCAACATCCTGTCTAAGGAAGCTAAAGACAGGGACTTGTTCCAGCACCGGACGATCTACTCTTCCGACTCTGTCAAGGAGTCTCTAGACAGCAAGAGCAAGAACGGCTACCTGGAAAGCATCTTGCCTTTCGCTATGGACGCTTTGGGTTCGAAGAACTCCGGTTACGCGGAAGCTATCCGGGTTCGGTACGAAGACGGGCAGGTGCCCGACAAGTCGGGCGGCGCGGCCATGAAGTTGTCCAGGGCGGTTAAAGCACTCAGTGAGCACGTGAACATCATCGCCCTGACAGCAGGACACGGAAACGGAAAGCCGAAGCTACGCAACCCGGTAGACCCCAGCAACCGTAGCCAGGGCGGCGTCCACTCAGACCCGACAGCGAACATAGCGCTGATGCTCATCGACAACCCTGAGCTGCGGGACGAAGTGCTGTTCGAGTTGCCGCTGGACCAATTCATCAAGGGGAAAGGAAATGTATAACTTGCTCGATTCAACATTCAACGGGATGGGCGGCTCTGAGTTCTACAGGGCCCAGATCTTCCCTGAGCTGTTCCCGAACGAGAAGCAGATGCTGATCGGCAACTGGTCCGAAGAAGACCGTGAAATGTATTGCGGAGCAGATAAGTGAGATTGAAAAACGGTGTGATCGGAAGCTCAGCACCTGTGGTGCATGACGATTACTACGAGGCGAAGAAGCAGGCCGGTCTGATCGGCCCGCCTGAGCAGTACCAAACCAGCTCGTTGTCCGACGAGGCTATCAACAACTACATCGAATCGTGGAGCGTGAATGACTGACATCCCCTGGGGCCCAACGGGCGAACTGGTTTACAACCGAACCTACAGCCGGGTTAAGCCGGACGGTTCACGGGAAACGTGGCCGGAAACGGTGAAGCGGGTTGTGGACGGCAACCTGGCTTTGGTGGACGAACGGTTCCAGCTCGACAACGAGCGCGACGACCTGATCCGCATGATGCTGGACTTCAAGATCCTGCCAGCCGGCCGACACCTGTGGGCGTCCGGCGTCCGCAACGCCGAACACCTTTTCAACTGCTGGGTTTCCGGTTGGCCTGAGAAGATCTCCGATCACTTCCAATTCACGTTTATGAGGTTGATGGAAGGCGGCGGGGTCGGGGCTAACTACAGCAACAAGTACCTCGAGCATTACAACGCGGTGGTACACCCGCTGCAGGTTCACATCGTCTGTGACCCTGAGCATGTCGACTACCAGGCCATGAAAGAGGCCGGTGTGCTGTCGGACCGTTACGACTCAGAATGGTCCGGCGCTTACGCCATCGAGGACAGCCGTGAGGGCTGGGCGGCAGCCCTGGTCGACCTGATCGACACCCACTACCGGGACGGCACCGTCCACTTCCAACGCGTCTACGACGTGTCTCGCATCCGCCCTGCCGGGGCGAAGCTGAAGACGTTCGGCGGGCAGGCTTCCGGCCCGCTGCCGTTCGCCCAGATGCTGCAGAAGGTCAGCGAGGTGCTGTCGGACCGTGCCGGGACACGTCTCACCGGCCTGGACGCTATGGCTGTCGATCACGCTATCGCCCAGTGTGTGGTGGCGGGTGGTGTGCGCCGCAGCGCACGCATGGCGATCATGCATTGGGCTGACCGTCAGATCGAGGACTTCATCCACTGCAAAGCGGAGTCCGGGGAGCACTGGACAACGAACATCAGTGTCGAGGTCGATGACACTTTTTGGTATCAGGCCAAGCAGGGTGACGCGTGGAAAGCGTCGAAGATCATGCGGCACCTGGGTGAGGGCGCTGTCCGTAACGGTGAGCCCGGTATGTGGGACTCGTCGCTGTCGAACAAAGGCGAACCTAACCCTGTTGTGTGTACCAACCCGTGCGGCGAGATCACGCTTCAGGAATGGGAACCGTGCAACCTGGGGCACGTGAACCTGGCCGGGTTTGTCAATGATCTGGGTCAGGTCGACATCGAGGAGTTGTGGCTGGCCCACACTCTGATCACCCGGTTCCTGGTTAGGGCTACGTTCTCCGCTGTCGGTGACCCGAAGTCACGCGAGGTGCTGGACCGTAACCGCCGTATCGGTGTCGGCCACTTCGGTGTGGCCTCGTTCCTGGCTATGTCAGGTAACCGGTATTCGGAAGCACCTGAGAGCGAGGTCTTCCCACGGTTCCTGGCTGAGCTTGCCGACGAGGTCGACTTCGCCGCTGAGAAGATCTGCCACGATCTTCGGATCCCGATCCCGGTGAAGAAGCGCACCATCGCCCCGACTGGGACGGTGGCGAAACTGGCTGGTGTGTCGGAGGGCATCCACCCGATCTTCTCCCGCTACTTCATCCGCCGGGTTCGCTTCAACAAGCTGTCCGACTCTGAGACGTTGCAGCGGATGGTGGACGAGGGCTACGACGTGGAGGACGACCTGTTCGCACCGAACACGGCTGTGGTGTCCATCCCGACGAAGGACACTCTCGTGCAGGCTGTGGTTGACCGTTTCAGCCAGGCCGGCGAGGAGTTGGTGGAAGCAGCCAACGATCTGACGTTGGATCAGTTGGTGGCCTTCCAGGCTATGTACCAGACGTACTGGGCTGACAACGCTGTGAGCTTCACGGCTAACGTCGACCCTGAGGCGTACACCGCTGAGTACGTCGGTGAGGTGCTGCAGAAGTACGCAGGCAAGATCAAGGGCTCCACGATCTTCCCTGAAGCTTCGTTCCCGCAGGCACCTTACGAACGAATCACCAAGGCAGAGTACGAGGCTGCCGCGATTCAAGCCGTCGAAGACGGTGTCGATGAAAACTGCGCCAACGGCGCATGTCCAGTTAAGTGAAAGGTAGTACCAGTTTGTCCTACGAAGATCCGTTCGACAGCATGCCCGACGACAACGTCAAGGAGGTTCCCGTCGTGGAAGAAGTGGTGGTGGAACCCTCGCAGGGTGAGGACGGTGTGGAGTTCTCGCTGACCCTGAAGGGCCGTGGCACCCATCAGAACCGTTGGGTGGTTGTTCGTTTCCCTGACGCTGAAACCGGGTTGCGGGTCATCAAGGATCCGGCGTTCAAGGAGCTGATGGATTACTCCCGCAAGATCGAGGAGTACGACGCAGGCTCTTACGGGGCTGCGGCACCGCCGCCGCAGAACACCCCACCGAATCCTGCTTACGCCCCGCAGCAGTCGCAGGAAGCTCCGGGCGGGGAGAAGCGGTTCTGCTCGCACGGCGAGATGGTCTTCAAGACCGGTGTCGCCAAGAACACGGGTAAGCCTTACTCGTTGTTCTCTTGCACCGCTCCTCGCGAAAGCCAGTGCAAGGCGCAGTTCCTCAAGTAGCAACCTTGTCACCCACCGGGGGGCCGGCAACGACGACCGGCCCTCCACGCACCAACAGAAAGCGGTTCATGTCTCAACGTGCCACGATCATCAACCTCGAAGACAGCTACGTAGTGCTGACTGGTGAGCCGATCCTCGACACCCAGGAGGGTGTGCTGATCATCGCTTTCAGCGACGGTACTTCGAGGACGTTCAACTGGGATCACGTCATCGACTTCTACTACGTGAGCGAAGAAGAGTACGAGAACCTGATGAACGGTGACCTGCCGTGACGGATTCAATCACACAGTTCGTCAGGGAGATCGACGCTCTGATCGCTGAGAACCAGCACCTGCGTGAGCGTGTCGCCAAGCTCGAGTCGAAGCCTATGGACAACAGGCCGAAACTCACCGACAACGACGTTCGGATGATCCGGGCCGCGCATCGTCAGGGCATGGCTCAGAAAGACCTTGCGGATAACTACGGCGTCAACGCCGCCACGATCTCGAGGATCGTGCGCGGTCTTTACCACTAGGAGGGTGCATGATCGAGCTGCGGCATGAGGTTGGCGGTGACCTAGTGACCATCAATGTCGTTGAGACACCTGAGGACCTGGTAGGTTTCCGCGACTTCATCCTGGCTCACAAGCGTTGCATCGCGGTTGATACTGAGACGACCGGGCTGAACATCTACTCGGACACTTTCGAGTGCCGTCTTGTTCAGTTCGGTACTCAGTCTGAGTCGTGGATTCTTCCTGTGGAGATCATGGAGTCGAAGTCGGTTCACATCCTCGAGTCGACGTTCCAGCAGATCGACAAGATCGTCATGCAGAACGCGTCTTACGACTTGCAGGTGTTGGACCGTTGCTTCGGTATCAAGATGGAAACTCTGTGGCCGAAGATTCTGGACACCCAGATTCTGGCGAAGCTGGTGGATCCCCGGCCTTACGAGGCCGGAGGGTTCGGCCATTCGTTGGAAGACCTTATCCGCGAGTTCATCTCGAAGGAGCAAGCGGAGAACGTCAAGGGTCTGATGACGAAGCTCGCCAAAGAGCACAAGAGCACCAAGTCTGAGATCTGGTCGGTGATCGACCTGTTCCACCCGGAGTACCTGACGTACGCGGGGATGGACACGGTGTTCACCGCCAGGGTGTGCTCGAAGTTGTCGAGGCTGGTCCCCCATGTGTCTCTGGGCTTGGTGCCTTACGAGCACAAGATCTCTGAGATCTGCTCCTACATCGACCGCAGGGGCTTCTTGTTGGACGTGGAGTACGCGCAGGGGTTGTCCGACAGTTGGAGGTCGGAGCAGGAGCTGTGGGAGGCGTACGCGCTGGCGGAGTTCGGTGTGGAGAAAGTGAACTCCACAGAGGATGTGGCTGAGGCGCTCGAGGAGATGGGTGTCACTGGTATCGGCCGCACAGACACAGGTCGGCGTCGTGTGGACCGTGAGTTGTTGGGCCGTCTTATCGAGGAGGGCAATGAGCTTGCCTCGATTGTGGAGGAGGCGAAGAAGCTTGGGAAGTGGAACAAGACGTGGGTGAGGAAATTTTTGGATGCGAGAGATGCAGAGCAAAGGTGTCACACCTTCATCAACCCGTTGCAGGCCAGGACGAGCCGGATGTCTATCACGGGTATCCCAGCTCAAACTCTTCCGGCGTCAGACTCCCTCGTAAGAAGGTGCTTTGTTGCGGAACCTGGGCATTCGATCTGCTCAGTCGATTATCAGGCCCAGGAGTTGCGTGTGTTGGCTGCCCTCTCCGGGGACAGGACGATGATCCGGGCGTTCGAGACGAACGACGACCTACACCAGATCACGGCGGATGCTTCGTCAGTGACCCGGAAGGTTGGAAAGATGGCGAACTTCCTCACCGTATACGGCGGAGGCCCTAAGACGTTGGCGGAGCAAGCGCAGATCGACTTCCCTACGGCCCGTAAGGTTCTGGACGGTTTCTCTAAGACGTATCCGGGTGTGGCCCGGTACGCGAAGAGGTTGGCCGGCGAGGCCGTCCGCACAGGGCACATCATCACCCCGGTGGGCAGGCGTCTTCCTGTGGACTCTTCGCGCTCGTACAGCGCGTTGAACTACATGATCCAGTCCTCGAGCCGGGACGTTACGTGCAGGGCTCTGATCCGCCTCCACGAGGCCGGGTTCACCCCTTACTTGCGGCTACCTATCCACGACGAGATCGTCGCTTCTCTGCCTTCTGGGAAGGCGGAGCGGGGTGCCGCTGAGATCGGCCGGTTGATGGCTGAGCAGATGGGGCCAGTCCTGATCGGGACTGACCCTGAGGTTGGGAAGCGTTCGTGGGGTTCTCTCTACGGCGCGGATTACTAGGAGGAAATGTGAGCGATTGGGATTCGATTACCGCTGAGGAGCTGCGTATCGCAGCTAAGGTTGCCCGCGCTTCGGGCGGGCTTGCGCTTCCTGCCGCCGCTGAGGCGTGGGAGCTGAGGGCTGAGCTGATCGAGGGTAAGCGCAGCCTCAGCGAGATCCTGGGGGGCTGAGTGGAAGACCGCGATTTCTTCGACCACCTGTATCAGGTCTGGTGTAAGACGACCGGTGCCCAGGACAGGTTCTGGATGCCGGAGAAGCACTTCGATAACTCTGGCCGGTTCAACGTGTACGCGGTCGGACAGGACGAGTCACGGAAGCTTGTCGCTTCCGGAATGTCGGAGGCAGATTCGGACTTCCTCACGGCTGTGCATGGGTGTTTCTCAGATCTGTGGCGGAGGTTGCACTCCGCCCTGGACGAGGCTGACACCGCCGACTTCAACCGGGATTCACGCGAGTGCCGAATAGCTGAGCTTGAGTCTGAGGTGGCGGAGCTTCGGAAGGTCGTGGACAACCTTTCCACGGACCCGCCTTGGGTGCGTCATGGGTAGTGCCGGCTGGGCTGTGCTGACTGTGGCCCTGTCGTTTGTGATGTTTCTGATTTTGAAATGGAGTGACCGTTGAAAAATTTGTTGTACAAGATCGCTTTGTTCCCGGTGACTTTGGTGGCCGGGTTCCTGGCGACGAAGTTGTCTCAGCGTTACGCGGATTCCCTGGACGGTTGGGATGACCAACTGGAGTTCGATCTCGATGGCTAAGCATCGAGGGAAGTTCAAGTGGAAGAAGTACAGCGAGCACAAAGGGAACCTGCGGGACTACTGGACCAGATGGGACCGGACGCAGGGCCGTCACCACAAGGAGGAAGAACAGTGATCGGGATAACCGCGCTCGTAGCCGCACTGATACTGGCTGGGGTGGGCGTCTTTGCCTATTTCGGTGGGTATTGGTATCAGCTTCTGTCAGGTAAGGATGAGGATGAGTGACCTCCGCGCCCGCATCACCAAAGCGATCGCGGACGCGCAGTTCGCATTCGACAACGGCGATCCCTACAACGGGCCAGAAGATTCTGACGTGTTGGCCGACGCGGTGATCGCGGTTCTTATACCTGAGTCAGTCAATGACTGGAAGGACAACGATGACTAGCTACATGTACTTCGGGCAAAACTACCGCGCCACCGTGGCGACGTGGCTGTCTCTCGGGTTCTTGGCAGGTCTGTTGACAGGGCTGGGTTTCGGTGCGGGCTCAGCCCCGCAGTGCCCGCCTCCCGAACAATCTCAGGTGGCCTTCTGGCCGGGTGAAAACCCGGCTGGGGGGCCCCTTTTTTTGTGCCCAAAAACTAGTTAGTGAGACTAACTAATCGTTATACAAAGCGTCTGCTCTGAAACCTCAGACTGTATGCTTTGTAAAATGCGTGTACTAGGGAGGATCAGGCTGTCACGCCTGACAGAAGAATCAACGTCCGCTGCACGTCAGCGGGAGATCATCGAGCAGTGGGCTGCCGCCAACGACCACGAGGTTATCGGCTGGGCTGAGGACATCGACGTGTCCGGGTCGGTAGACCCGTTCGAAGCCCCGGCCCTGAAGCAGTGGTGGTCCCGCGAAGCGGAGTGGGACATCTTGTGCGCCTGGAAGCTGGACAGGATCGGCCGGCGAGCTATCCCCCTGAACAAGGTGTTCGGGTGGATGCTCGACCACGGCAAAACGTTGGTCTGTGTGTCCGATCAGATCGACCTGTCGCACTGGGTGGGCAGGTTGGTGGCGAACGTCATCGCCGGGGTTGCTGAGGGGGAGCTGGAAGCGATACGGGAACGCACCAAAGCGTCCCGCAAGAAGCTGTTAGAGGAAGGCCGGTGGCCGGGTGGCACCGTCCCGTTCGGGTTCACCCCTGTGCCGCTCGAGGGGGGAGGCTGGAAACTGGGTCACTCACCTGCGGAGATTGTCATAATACGTCGCGTGGTAGACCAAATATGTGACGGGGAGTCAGTATCAGTTGTAGCTGATACTCACAGCATGCTTCCTCAGACTGTGTGGAACATGGTGACATCCAAGTACCTGCTGGGGCATGCCACCTACGAGGGCCGAACCGTCAGGGACCGCAAAGGGCAGCCTGTGCTCAACGCTGAGCCTGTCCTGACTCAGGACGAGTGGGATCGGTTGCAGAAGGCTGTGGCTGCCCGTAGGCAGGTGCAGACCCGCACCGCCGGGGTGTCAGTCATGCACGGTGTCGCGTTCTGCCCTGTGTGTGATCACCAGTTGTACAGCCGACGCTACAAAGCGACGGCGAGGCACGGCGAGTACCGCTACTACTTCTGCCCGAACAGGCACGGCCGGAACATCCCGGCCGCGAAGGTGGAGAAGCTGGTGTTCGACACGTTCCTCGAGGAGTTCGGTGACCAACCCGTGCTGGACCGGGTGTACGTACCTGCGGAGGATCACCAGATCGAATTAGAGGCCGCTGAGAGGGCCGTAGAGGAACTTTCAGCGCTCGTCGGTACGATGACCTCACAGCACATGCGTACGCGTCTCACAGAGCAAATGAGAGCCCTGGATTTGGAGATAGCGAGGCTGGAAGCCACCCCAAGCCGCGAAGCAGGATGGGCCTACGAAGAAACCGGTCAAACGTTCGCAGAAGTGTGGCCCACAGCCACCCCGGAACAGAAACGCCGGATGATCATCGACGCGGGCATCACAGCCCGCCTCATACTCAAAACCACACAGATCGACTTCTACATCGAAGTAACGCAAAAAAGCCCCTCAGCCAGTTAAGGCCAAGGAGCTCAATTGCTTAGACGGATCCGACACCCGCCACAGAGAAATACGTTTTAGCGCCAGCAGCGCCACCAGTCAGAATAGGAAGAGTCACACCCGCCTGGATGTACGCCAGACGCAACGCAGACCCGGCCGGCATCGCCTGCAACCACGAACCAGTCAAAGGTTCACCACCAGCGGGCACCACCGACGCACCGTACTGAACAGTAACCCACGTGACACCGTCGTAGCACGCCTGCAAAAGCAGATGGCTCATAGACAACGCCGCCGCAGACAAATCCACACGTGCGCTAACCACGTAGGTGTTCGGCCTCGAGATCGAGAACACACCCGTAGACGGGATCGCGTTGATGTCCTTACTTTCGTAAGTAACCTCATCGAAGAACGCCGGAGGCAACGGTGTCAACGCGCTGCCGCCTTCGAAAGGGACAGGGGTGTTACTAAGACGAGCCATCCGGGCTGTCGAACCAACAACAGTCAGCGGGGTGTTATCCACCACCCCGGTAGCGTCAACCCTTCCGGACTCGCGTCCGTCACGCAGCTCCGCGATAGCACCCCAACCCCGGTACTTCACACAATCGTCGGTGTGATCGGAGTCGCTGGCGTGCCCCGCATCGCACAGCGCAGAGAACGAACCCTCCTCGGTGTACGACAGCACAACCGTGGAACCAGACCACAACTGGTACTCGCGTGGGTTAGTGCCCACCCCTGCGTCGAACCTCAGGTTCAACGACCACTTCAGTGGGACACCAGTGACCCAGGTCCGCTCAAAGCCGTCCACGGTGCAGCCGACATCAGCGAAGTACAGTCCCAAGCCTTTCGAATAAGCTCTAGCCCACACAAAGCTCTGACGGTCCGGGCTCACCCGGCTCAACGCATAGAACTGGGGGATCTCACCCTGGCTCGTAGCAGGCTGCGGAGGTGCCGACAAAGTGCCACGAACGGACTGGAAGTCAGTCTCCGTCTCACGGCTATACACGACCATCGCATCGCGAGGAAGCCTGTCCTCCACCCTCCACTGCGCCACACCGTCGATCACCTCGAGGGTGGAAGCCCCAGCCCCGCTGTAGGTGACCTCGAACCCGGACTCCTCCACGGTGTCCAAGCCGGTGAAGTCGACTGTGTACGCCTCACCCTTCGACACAGTCCCGTCTGTGCGGACGCTCAACTTCAGGAACGCTTTAGCCTGCTCCTGCAACGTGTTGTACGCCCGGTTCAACGCGGCGAAAACATCGCCGTTAGAAGTCAGGTTGTAGGTAGTGCCACCGAAGAACGTGTTCGTGATGTCGTCCATCAACTGGCGGAAAGGGCTAGTCAGCAGCGAGTCATTCAACTCGCCCTGGACCTCGCCGTTCACCAACGACGAATCAGTCATACCAAGCCACAACTGCCACGGACGCATAGAGCCGTCAGGGAGCTGACCCAGAATGACCGGAAGCAGCTCCAAAGCGCCGAACAGATCGGTGGGCGGCTCGAACAGGAACCCGGCCTTGAACGTGTTCTCGTCAACGGTCTGACCGTAGTTGAACTGACCGCCGCCGACAGTCACCGAACCGTCAGGGGCACCCTGGTTAGGTGTAGTCACTCAACCACCTCAGCCCTCGAATGCTGCTGGGTAGCAACAGGGATCATCCCCGCCGCACGATACTGCTGCAACATGATCTCGTTCTCCTGCACAGTCAACTGCCGGATATCAGGCAGGTTCACAGGCTCAGGTTCAGGGGTGTCATCAGGCACCCAGCGGGCAGCGTTGTTGTACCCGTGCCTAGGCCCGCGCACAGCGGGCTGAAACTTGATCGTCTGCTTGGGAAGCCTACTGACGTGGATGTTTCCGTCCTCGTCAGCAAGCCCCTCCAAGTAGTCGCGGTGAGCGAAACCGCAAGCCCACAGATGGGCAGACCACTGCCTCAGGAAGCCGGGATGTGTGACCATCCCCGAACCAGCCAAGGTCGGCATATTCCTGAGCGCCCAAAGGAAATGCTCCTCCGGGTTGCTCAGGTCAGCCTGCTCTTTAGTGGGAATCATGGCGAGCCTTTCTAGTTACCAAACACCA